TTTACGCATTTGTTTTCTAAAAGGCCCAACTTGATTGATTACTTTAACACGCAAAATATCGTTTTCATTAAGAAACACTTTGGCTTTAGATTCATTTGTCCTTTGTAAAGCTCTATACTCAGCTAACTCATTCTCAACTTCTTTTTCTCGTGCGAGAAATTTATCCACTTCCCAATACCCTGTAGCAGCTATATAATCCATAGCTTCTCTATAAGCTCTTTCAACTTCAGGTAGTTTAGATCTAGATACTAATCTTAGGTCGTCAATAAATGTTTGTCCATAAGTATCTACCAAATAAGCCATTCTACGTTCTCGTTCATCGAAATTAAACTCGTTCCATTCTTCTAAAGGAATATACTCACTTTCATCTATTCCCATTATTTCGATTACTGTATCTTTATCGTCTTCATATAAAAGCTGGTCATGTATTCGTTTAGCTTTTTGAAAAGGACCAGTTGGATCTTTCTTTTTACCAAAAACTTTTTGTAATTCAGACTCTTTATAAAGCCTTTCGCTTTCTACAAAATAGTCATGAAGAATAGTTTTACGCTGTTCTCGATAATATTTTAAGGGCTGTGAAGGATTTTTAGTATGAGATCTTTGTGCTGCTTTAACCAATAGCCCTTCAGGCCCAAAAACTTTTTCTCGTAAAGCATCTCTATCATCTAGGTGTTTAGCTTTTTTAGGGTCATATTCACTAGTAGCTTCTCTAACTTTTGCATATATCGCTTCATATTCAGGATTATTCTCGATATCATATTCAGTACGTGGATCTAGTTGCCAAACTTCTAGATCCTTAACATCCATCTGAAGATCCTCTTCACTCCACCCAGGACCTTCGTATCCTCGTTTTGTAGCAATATCTCCAGCAGTACCTACAATGCCTGCTTGTTCCAATAAGTCAGATCCTAGTTCTCGTTGCATTTCAAAAGCGGTAGCTGGTAAGTGTCTTAATCCTGCGAACTCTGTCATACCCCCTACCGCAGCTTTAGGAAGTCCATGACCAGAACCTAGAAGTTCTATAAACTGCTGTACTGGAATAGGAGCAGTTCGTCTTAATAATGCTTCAGTAAGCTTGCTAGGGTCTGTAACAACAGAACCGAATGTGAAATCTCTTCCAAGAAAATCTTCGTTGTCCATGAAATCAAGGACAGTACCTGTAGTAATAGGAGATTTACTACGAGCAAACATTACTAAAGGATTACGAAGAATTTGATTCATAGGATCTTCATCTTCTAATATTTCATCCCATCTATTACGCGACTTTTCAGTCATGGGTAACGTATTTGCTATTGCAGATATGGCTGCTCTATACCCTCCTGCTAGACCAAAATACTGGTTGCCTACTTTTATAGACATAAACTGTCTTCTATTTTCAGGATTTAATATATTTCCTATTTCTTCCCACGCTTCTTCTTGAGTTTTCCCTTCAGCAGTAGCTTTTGCTCCTACAATACCTGCTGTAATAAGCGCACCTCCTCCTAGTAGTTGCGCCATTATAGCTCTAGCCTCATTTGCTGCGTATCCTTTACCCACTAGATGCCCAAATGAACCGAAGACTGCTCTAGTATATCTAGGTGCAAAAAACAGGAACGCGTTTTCTACCTGACGTTGAGTAGCAGAAAGCCCTAAACTCTTCGTAGAAGTTCCACCCATCATAGTATCTACTATTCTAGCGGCTCTAGATAATTCATGATCTAGTTTTGTTTGTGACATTCCAGTACGAACAGCATGTCGTCTTATCATGTTATCCATAGAAGAAAACATCTTCACTCGTCCAACCCCCATAAACGCATGAAAACCAGCTCCAAATCGTGCCGCAGTAGGACCAATAACACGAGCTTTCCTAACAAATCCAAGAGCTTGGAAAAACTCTGATATATCAGATATGTCTCCTCCATAACGAGCAAAGTTATCTATCTCACTACCTAGCTTAGAATGTACCCATTGCTTATAAAACTGCTCTGGATTGCGACTTACAAGTGTTCTTAAAGATACTTGCACAGCTTCCACCCATGCTGTTGGTCTATAGAAAAGAAGGGGCAGTCCCTGTATAAAAAACTGTCCTGTATCGAAAGATCCAGCTACAATTAGTTTAGGTATAGATGCCGCAGCTTCAGCTTTACTAAGCGCACCGCCACGTTTAGCTAATCCTAAAACTTGACTTAACTGTTTTTGAGCCGCATCGCTAAGTTGTAAATCATCCCATCCTCTTGCAGACTGCCAATCAGGGATCTTACGAGTTCCTTGTATTGCTTTACTTAGTTTACTGCCTACTAACGGCGCTTCAACCATAGGACCAATACCCGTAATCGTACCTTTTCTAAGCCTCTGCTCAAATAACTTATCCCTAGTGATTTTATTCAATGAGTGCGCATACCTAGCTAGAACCTGCATAGGGTCTGCTACATAGTTAACGCCTTTATCAATCCCTTCTTGCATAGTCTGTATATGACGAGCTAACTGTGGAGACTCAGGACTGCCAAGTTTCTTAAACGATATATGGGTGTCGTCAATAAGATTGTTCGTAGTAAATCTAGGCCAATAATTCGCTATATATGTTAGTTTTTCTTCAGAGACACGTTCATAATTAGCCGCCAAATCATCAATATAACTTTTGGCTTTAGTGATCCACATATACTGGTCTTCGTTAATATCTTTAGTTTTTAAATACTTGCTGGCATTTTCGGCAACATCTCCAAACGCCTTTTTCCCACCTGTTTTAGTTAGTTGTAGATGTCCTGTAGCATCAATATTAAAATCAACCTTTCTAAACTCTTCTCCAAGACTAAGAATCTTTGCACTTATTCGAGCCTCTTGATTCTGTTGCAATAGTCGATATAAGATCCCTTCTTTAAGTGCCTCCATACCAGATCTAGCTGCAAGAGCTGCTGGAGTAAATATACGACCTACTGCTGCCCCCATAGGAATACTAGATAACCATTCTCCAGCTTTTCTAAGAAGATTAGGATTAAAGTTAGCTGCTGCTCTTTCTACAATCCACTGATCTGTAAAATAATCTGCACTAGATGCTTCTACTAAGTCGTGTATCTCTTCAGAAGTTTTTCTTGTTGCTTTTGCTAATGAGTTTTCTAGCACAGTAAGTTCTTTTCTAGATAATGTCCTAGATTTCCTAGCTCCCTTTGCGCCCTTTTTACGAGGGATCTCTTCTTGCCTACCTTTGAGTTTCACAAACATTGCTTTAACAGATTCGCTTTTATCTACACTAGCCATACCAGAAATTATTTCCTCTATTTCATCCCTGGCTGCATCGGATGTCTTAAACCCTTTAGGACGAATCCCAGTATCAGTTATTCTAGTGACTTCTTTAATAGAAACACCCGTATGGGTTGATATGTATTTTTTATATTTATTTATTTCTTCTTTAGGAACCGTTTTTTCAGCGAGCTGACCTCCTCTTTGTGTTACTTTACGCCTAATCTTTTCAAGCTTTGCGTCAGTAACTTCTCCTTTAAGACCGTGAGTTTTATGTACATTTGCAATAAGATTGTCTAGGTTCTTTCCAGCGAACAATGCTTTTGTTGTCTTTAGTCCCGCCCCTATAACACTACTACCAGGAAATGCTATAGCCGCAGGATCAGTCCCAATATTAAGTAGTAAGCTTTTTGCCAAGGGGATTTCGCCAGCTTCTTCAGCCTGCTGATAAGCTGCGGCTAAAGCAGATACCTGATCCATACCTCTAGCTCTATGTATATCAAACCTTTTCTGTACTTCAGGATCTCTTAATCCCGGTACTTCTGTTGTCAGAAATCCTCGTATAGGAGCAGTGGTTTCTTGTATTGCCTCAAGAGCCTGCCCAATAGGCCGAAGTACAGCGCCCCCATATTTAATAGCTTCTCTCCACCCAGCTATATCTTCGCCTTCAGCCTCTTCAGCTCGTATCTCTTCTCTAGTCTCTTTAAGTCTACCTATAACTCTAGGCCCCCCTATCCAAGGGAAGAATTCTTGTGCGGCAGCCCCAATACGCTGCCCCCTACCCTTCCAAACGTCTGGATCTAAATATGCAGGAGCCTCTGCAACAGTTTCTTGAGTTAACGGTGTTGGGCCAATAGGGCGTAGTTGAGTAGTAGATGCTTGTTCCGTAGGGGTTTTTTTCTGCTGCAAAATATCCAGCATAGCCTTATGAGCTTCTGAAGACATATTGCCTTGATCGTCAAAGGGGTCAGGATCAGTTATACCCCGTGCTTCTAACTCTTTACCATACTGAGAACGAAACCATCTCCAGTCTTCAGAAAACGGAGATCTCCTGCGTCTGACTTCAGGATATTCTCGCTCGTATCCAACATCCATAGTCATGCGAAGTAACGCCTCACACCAGGATTAAATCTAGTTGTACCAGATCCAGGTCGAAGTCTAGGACTTAGTCGAGTATACCTTTCCGTCCACGGATAGGCATCAAGAAAATCAGTGAACTGCATGGCAGGTCTTTCTTGATCTCTCATTTGTCGTCCCAATTCTCCCATATATTGGTTCTGTATGTTTCCGTACTGTCCTGCCCAATACTGACGTTGAGCAGGACTCATATCACCAGTAAAAGGAGCTGCGCTATAATACGCAGCTTCAGGGACATCTTCTAAGAAACTCTCAAACCCCCCAATTCCTGCAAGTCCTTGTGCCATGTTACTCTCCTATTATAAAGTATTAACCAAATGGAAGACTACGTGCGTTATTCATAAACCATTTAAAGGCATCCGTAACAGCACCAATATTTGGCACACCAAAAGTCCCAGTAGTAGATGTTCTTGGTCTAGGCACAATAGCTGGTACATTAGGGTCATAACCTTGCCAAGGATTTACTGCCCCTGTTGGTTGTTCATATGTAGGCCTTTTACCTAGCAATAGGTCTATTCTATATTTTTCATTCGCGTCTGCGAGAGCCTTATTATATATTTCTTGTTCCTTATATGCCGCTATTCCCGGTGTTATTCTGTCTGCACGTGCTTCTATATTAGCCTGTTGCCATGCTGTTCTACCATAAGGGCCTGATATGTCGAACTCACCAGTATATCCCGATCTACCGATTGGGACACTAGAAATGCCTCGGGTGTCGAGATAAGATGTATCCCCAAGAGGGAGTAGGGGGTCAGTAAAAGGAATATACCGATCTGGAAGTGGCCTAGACACAAATGCTTGGTTTATACCTACATCTTGTACTATTCCGCTACGCAGACGATTAAGGCGCTCCTGCTCTTGGTTTGGAGTTAGTCCACCTGATCCCATAGGTAGTTCGACCTCATATTGTGCATAAGGATCTCTACCAGCCGCTCTTATTCCTGCGTTAATCACTGCTTGATCGTAGGCGCTTTTATCCCGACCAGTTAAAACAATAATCGGATCTTGTGCAGGATGTCCAAAAGAAGTCTCGGCTGGAACAAATTCTTTAAACGCCTCTTGTATATTTTGTTGTGCTGCGAGATTGAGTTTCTCCTGATCTGTAAGTGCCTGACCAGTTAACGGGGGGGGTGTATGCTCCTCAACCAACTGTTGCCAAGCCTCATAAGGGTGGGCTGGTGTTACTGTTTCTACTGGTTGATCACCGCCCGCACTAATAGCCGGACGTATGCCTAATTCTCGCTGTGCCGCTAATATCTCATCACTATCTAGTTCATACCGTTTTCTCGTTATAGCATTGTACCCATAACGTGGAGTAGATGTACTAGATAAAAACGTTTCTGAAGAATCTGAACTATCGCCTATAATTTTCTTAACATTAGTAGAACCAATATTAATTCCTACATTACTTACTGACTTAGCAATCTTTTTAGCTTCATCTTCGTCTTCTCCACCTGGTGGTGCAATCCACGATTCTCTTGAAGAATAATTTTCTAGATAGCCAGGAGCATCAGGTGTTAGCTGGCTAACTACCCAACGTAGGAACTGTGGACTTGAGTACTCAGGATCATCAGGAAAATCGTTTTGTAAATTACTCCATGCAGCCAACAAAGAATTAAAACGCTGGTTATTTATACGTCCGAATAGTCCTGTAGTAGCGCCACCCATCGCCGCTCTAGCTGCCCACTTTTGTTCGTCCGATAAAGTTCTTGTAAACCCCGTGCCATCTGCTGTAGGAGTACCGAACAATGGAATCGCTCTAGCCTGATCAATAAACTCTATCGCCTGTTGTTCACTAAGAGTAGGCAAAAGACTAGACTGTCTAATTACTTCCTCCCAATATGCAGGGAGTTTATCTCCAGTAGGTCTCTGTATACCCTGGCTAGTTAACCAGTCATCAAATTGAGTTACCTGGCCTACTGGTTGAGCAGCACTTTCAAGGAGCCACCTAGTAAATTGGCTTTGAAATCCTGATTCTAATCCTCGCTGTGCCGCTCGCATCGCAGCAGTACCAAATGCAGGACGTCCTGTTTCTGGATCTATCCCACCAAGTAGTTGTGATGTTTGATACATGTATTCTCTAGGGGCACTACGTGGTGGCTCTGCATCCTCGCCCATAATATCTACATAACTAGTTTGTAGAATATCTGCTTTAGTATCGTCGGCTTGAGTTACAGTATCAGGAGAAGTAGGCGCTGTACCAACTAGTTCTTGTACAGCCGAGGTACTTTCAGCATCAGGAGCAAAACGATAATCAGGCATAACCCCAGGAACTCGTAGGCTTTTTCTTAGTGCGTCAAGTTGAGCTACAGTTCCACCACCCATCCTTATCTGACGCATACCTTCAGAAGCAAGATCCAACGCCTTCTGATAATTAACATAAGAACCAGTTTGATCTCCTTCTTGTTTAAGTCTAGCTGCTATAGCTATACGGTTATTTACTTGATTTACAAAGTCTTGTTCAGTAGCTGCTGCTCCAAGCCTGGTTAATTCTGCTGTTTCTGGATGTCTTCGTAAAATCCGTTCGAGATATATACTTGCATTAGACACATTCACGACATCGGTATCGTCAATCAACTCAAAATGAATCTTTGCCCCGTCGTAATCCCCATCTTCATATAGCTTAACTGCTTCATTATAATGTTGTTGAGAAGTAAGTTTTACCCCTAGTATATGTGGCATTTAAGTTATTCTCCTTACCCTGGAAACCTAGGTGATTCTACACCTGGACTACCTATCATTTGAGGGGTAGGGAACTGACCCATCCCTGTCGCTTCTACGCCTGGCCCACCAACTCTAGCTCTAGAACGACCACCAGTATAAACCATAGGAGAGAAGGGTTTAGGTCGGCTTTTTTGATCTTCCCACTTACTTATATACCCTTCCTTGGGTTTTTTTTGAGTCTTTACTGGCTCTTTATCTACTTCTTTTGCAAAGTTTGTTAACCCTCTCAAAGCTCTCTTCCCCAGTTCTCCTTGTCCCTTTAAGCCTTCACGCGCTGCTATAAGAGCTAGTTCATCCTCGTCATCTTTAACAAGATGGAATATATTACGTGAAACTTCTTTAGGTATACCAACAAGTTCTTCTTCGTATAGTTGTCTCCATTCTTGATGTGTTATATCACTATGCTTCCAATCAGAAGCGATACGAATAACTCCCCATAGCTCGTCAACATCAGCAGGTCTACTAGAAGTTCCATGCTGCATAAACTGAAAGAATGTCGGCACAGATTCTGTCCCTATACCAGGATCATCTATATAAGTTAAGAAGTAACTACCCTTTGCATGTAAATACCCTGGTCTAGCTCTATTTACTATAGCCTCTACATCTCTTCCTTCTGGGATATTAGCTCTAATCTGAGATTCAAACATAGCCTGGTATGGATTAGAATAGCCACCAAAAATACTCTCACCTTCTCCAATATGTCCACCATATGGAGTAACGTCCCACTCTTCAGCCTGTACTTCAGCTAATTTTCTAGGAGTATCTTCTCCAGTTATTACACTATCTTTTACTGGGATATTCAAAAGATTTTGTATCCTAGGATTATTAACGCCTTGTAATAAAGGCGGTGTAGCGCCTCGCATAGATGGAGTAGGGGCTGCTAATGTTGCAATGGGAGGAGGTACTGGAGTTACTTTACCAGTTCTAATGTCCTCTGCTGTTTTCAGCAATCCTGGGTCTACCTCTCCTGGAGCTGGCCCCATCATTCCTTGCACAAAAGAAGGAACACTACCAGTGAAAAAGTCCTGCATCATAGAGCCAAAGGCGCTCAATAGTCCCTGTTCTTCTTGTGTTGAAGCCATATCTAACCTCCTGGTCCTACAAGACCTATTCTACGAAGTCGTTCTCCTTCTCCTTGCGCTCCTGGTCTAGGCTGCCCTGGTGGTACTACTGGCCCACCTTGCGGAGTCGGTACTGGAGGCGGTACGCCCGCTGCCGCTGGAGGCATTACCTCTGGCGATGGCATAGGCGGCGCTTCTGGTGGGGGAGGACCCGGCGGTGCTACCCCGGCAGGCACTCCACCAGGCCCCGGAGAGGGAGATCCCGGAGGCATACCAGGTCCACCCCCGCCGAAAGTATCTGACATTTGTTTCGCTTTAGCAAATAGCATTGCAACTAATTCTCCGAAATACATCTGAGCCAGATCTTCTCTACCCTGCTTCATCGCTGCTTGATAGAGAGACCACATACCCGCTTCTGGTAAAGTTCGTTCTGCTATCTGCTCTTTTACCGCATCGTCAACCTGGTCTGCATCTTGTATTCCTAGTATGTTGTCTCTGATCCAAAGGTCTGGCAGCAGTGGAGTCTGTCCTTCTCTTGCTATCTGTGCCATCCCGTATCTGGACATATCGTCTTCTGGTAGTCTTGGTGATATTTTAATCTCAGGATCTCCTCCAGCTTCTATTCTTTCTGGAGTAATCTCTTCTGAGAAGTACATCCTATTGTTATCTTCACCAGATAGTTCGACGGCTTTGAAACTACCAGTCTGATACTGGTCACAAAGCAGGTTGGCTATCTGAGTATAAGCCCTTTCCATAGCCTGAACCCTAGGAATCAAAACCGTCTCCACACCCTGACGTAACGTGTTAATTGCATACCCAGATAACTGGAATGGTAGTTCCCCGTATACTGAGTGAGGGACGCTACCTCTCTGCAACTCTCCTGACACTAGTCCCATGAAAGCACCCGACTCTTTTGCCATCTCCAAGAGTCCAAGGGGCTTTACATCCTCTCCCTGACCTAGCGATATCTCGGTTCCTTCTTGATATGGATCTTCATCTAATGTTTTTGTACCGTCTCTACTAACTACCTTTAATCCCTGCTTCCTAGACCGTGCTGTCAGTTCCAACATTACTGACATCATGAAGTTATGGTTCTCATAGAGACTTCTAGTAGACTTAAATACGGACTCTCCGAAATCTTCTAGTGTGTCTTCAATAGAAGATAGCTCCAGTGACTGGACTAACGGAGTAGATCCTACTGGCCCTATGAATACAGGAACAGTTTCTCCACCGTGTGGGGTACGCTTTTTAACAAATCTTCCAGGTACTACTACGGTATTATACTCAGTGTCATAGTAATCATAGACTGCAATACCATCGTCGTCCGCTCTAGCATCACCAAGACGAATTCCATACTGAGCTTCTATCTCTCCTCTGGTCTTTTTGATCTTGTAACAAGCCCAGGCCAGACCATCTGATCCAACTCCCCAGTAGGTATGTATCGGGTCCCACGGAGTTACATCAATAGTAGTGGTATCGTCTTTTTGTTTGGAGAGCATAGCCCTACCTGCATACCACCCTCTGAGAGCTATGTACCAAGATAGCTGATCTTTAATAGACGGCACTAACCTTGATGTCAGACGTTCATCAGCAGAGCGTAAGGCTCCAATAATAAATCGTTCTTTATCATTGTTCACCTCACGGCTATTACGTGGGTTACCATTTGGTGGAATTCTTACAACTACGTCAGCTCCGGTCATCCACGAAATTATCTTATCTGCGTAGGTCTGGGGTTCATTGGATGTGTACGATTTATACCCGTCCCCAGCATCGTAAGAGTCCAGCTTGTATAGCTGGTGATCTGCGTCCATCCTATTACGTAAGGGATGGGTAGCGTCATAGTGAGCCTCTACCTTCTCTATAATATCGTCTGGTTTTAATCTTGGCATAATTATTTAGCCCACCGTTTCACTTTTATAAACTCTTGTCCGTTAATATAACCGTATCCAAACCTGCTTACCAGTCCGTATACCAGTGCTTTAATAGCATGGTTGTGTTTATCTTCTGGAGTCTCACCAACAATATTACCATCTCTATCGGTCTTCCATTTATAAGCTCTTGACTGACCATCAAACGGAGATGGCATCGCACCAAACTCAGATAAGGTTCCCCTGCATCTAGGAGCTATCAAAAGTTTTGGTATGTTAGTAATCGGATCTGGTTTTAGAAACCCTTTTAATCTTTCCGTACCTTCGTTGATTCTAATCTTCTGAGCGTCCAGATATATCCCAGTCTTATCCATCCACATTTCCGCAGGTGCTGACATTGCCTGGTGTTGATAACCAGCAATGTCTATCGTGCCTGAGTGGACATCTTTCCACCAAGGCTTATTCTGCACAATATCAATCATAGATTCTGTAGTAAGTCCCTGCTCATAGACTTCATCAAAGATATATATCTGATCGTTAATATCCTGAGCTGCAACTACTGCATAGGCTCCTGCATATCCTGGGTCCATCCACAGATATACTGGCTCGTCAGGAACCCACTCGATAGTATCGTCAACATGAACGTCAGTGCGGAACTCTTCAAATACCAATCCCGCTGGTGGGCAAGGTATCCCTTCGATTCGTTCCATAAAGAACTCGTCAGACGAGAGTGCTTTTAGCTTTTGTATCTCTGGGTCGGCCTTACCTTCAGGATATAGATACGAATTAGAGTAGCTAGGTAGTGAAAAAGACTGCTCTTCTCCCGTCTTGCCTTTCCACGAAGAGTACAGTTGTGGATACCAACCTAACGATCCTTCAAATGTACCTGATAAAAACAGCCATCCCCTTTTAGGAGCCACCCTACCACGCAATCTATGGAAGGAATTCATATCCAACTGACTAGCTTCACAACCCAGTATCCCATCTGGGGCTTTCATAGCTAGGGTGCGGGGGTCTTTCGCGGATTTTGTCTCGATCCTAGACCCATCTGTCAGAATAATGCGCCCTGGATCTACACGCTTAGTGACTTCGGAAAGAATCCCTAACGAAGAAAAGTCCGCAACCAGGTAATCAAACTCGGCACGGGTACGTTCATAGTCGGCGGCAACCAGCCAATACAGTCCCGCCCCTTCTGTCTCCAGGAACCGAGACAAAAAGAACTTGGATGCCACCATACTCTTACCAGCCTGCTCACCGCCCGCAACCAGTACGAAGCGTTTCTGGCAATTAAGTATATTCTCTTGCAATGGTGTTGGAGAGAATCCAACTCTAGAAAAGATATACTCTGAAACAGAGTTACTTACTCTCTCCGTCTGTAGTGTTGTCATTGAACTTCCTGTCGAAAAGCTGCTTTGCTTCTAACTCAGCTTCTCGTTCTTCTACCTCAGCAGGAACTTCTCGCGACGTATTTTCTTTCTTGGAATTCTTGACCCACTGCTTCCACTCAGCCATAACTTCCTTGGCAGTGCCATCACTAACAACCGTGTTTGGTCGGTACTTCTCAGGCCAGTGGGCATTAAGTAACGTAATCAACAGTACAGGATTGTCCCCTGGCTTCTGAGCCTTAACCCTATCGATAGCCATGTCCTGAAGATGCTCTCTAAAATCTTCCCGTACCGCATTGAACCTAACCCTGAAGTCGTCCTTGTCTTCCTGCATCCAGTTGTTGTAAGCATGCCTGGTAACTCCAGCATTCTCAGCTGAAACATTGATCGACCCAGTAACAGAATAGCTGGCTAGGAAAGTTTCCTGCCTAGTCACCTTATTATCCCCAGCAACAATCTGGGCTTTAGAGTTCTTTTTACTGTACGGCATAACCCTTGACCTTCTTTCGACCTACCGCAAATCTCTTTGCTATCTGACCAATACGCTGCCGACTAACCCCAAACCTGAACGCAAGCTCCTCATATGTACTGTCAGGTTCTGCTGCAAGCGCCCGCCCAATATCCAGAGTGCGGGCAGAAATCTTACCGATACGACCTAGATTAGCTGAATTCTCAACCGTAGTGTATGGCATTTGTAGCTGACTGTACCGCAAAACCCCAAAGTTGTCAATTTATGTACCGCGTTTTTTCATAATAAAAAAATATTTCTGCCCCCTTAAGACTCTTAAGAGAAGAGTAAGACGTTCTTAAGCTAAGAGTAAGGGGGGCCCCCTAAGAGGGGTCCCCCTTACTCTCTTAGCACTTAAAGACGCTAAGACGTTCTTGTTAGTTAGAGAGCCTTCGACCCTACCTACCTTCGGGGTAGTCTCTCAGTCTC